TTTATCTTTCCGATTCACTATTCAGAACAAATTAACTGCGTTAATTTGTGGCTTGATAAACAAGCCATCGGATTTATCTTTCCGATTCACTATTTAAAACCTCCTTTCAAAAGCAAAGGAGGTTTTCTCTGTTTAGATAACTCTAAATTCTTTCCACTTGTTTCCTTTAAATCTAACAAAAAAAATTATCCCTCAATAAAAAACATTTATACTGTTGCATTTTAAATTCTAAACCTACTTTTCAACATTATTATACTTCTTGAACCTAACTCTAAGTCAATATGTTTTAAAAAGTTTTATTTGTTTATAAGTCATCAGATTTATCTTTCCGATTTACATTAAAATAGACCTAGGCAAAAACCTAAGTCTATAAAAACAATTTAGCTATTTAAAATTTGTCTTCCCTCAACGTCCATATAGTAATTATCCTTATGTATTAACTGGCTTATAGGCACTATCTCAAAACCTTTCTCTTTAAGCCCCTTAATAATAGTGTCTAAACATTCAGGTGTGTACTTTGCATCATTGTGGAAAAGAATTATTGAACCATTTCCCAAATGCTTATGATTTAACACCTTGTCGATTTCAGCTTGAACACCTAATTCCTTCCAGTCGATACTGTCAACCTTAGAAACAAAATACACAGAGATGTAAAGTTTTCAATTTTACACTTCATTCTAAATAAATTTCAGCATATTTATGAATAATTTATAATAGGTCAGCAGTTCTGACATATCTTGTATTATAAATAATACAAGGGTGCATTTGTGTAGAATCATAAGCACCCTTGTATAAAATTGCAAAAAAATATTCACTTTTACACTTATATTTGAAACTTCGTCTATTTTTTGTACAAATAAATCTTTAAATTTCTTCATTTTTTGGCATAACTCTTATACATCTGTGTGCCAATGGTAAATTCGCACAGTTACCATCTAGGTAATCATTTAATTCTGTTGAACTGTCAAGCACTACAAACTCATAGTCACCAAAACCAGCAAAATCAAAATCATTTAATTCTGCAATAAAACTACCACCAAAACCATCGACAGAGCTACTAAACTCGTTATTATCGTTTTCTTTAGCATCTTTAGATTTTTTATCTATATTAATATTAATTGTATAATTACAAATAAATCTATTTTGTATTTTCTGATTTTCTGTGTTTTTTAATTCTGTCTCAGCGTATAAGTCTTTTGTCTTTAGCAAATAGATTTTAATAGTTAAATCTTTCACTTGATTTCTATTACAATTACAGAAATCATAAAATAAAGCCATATAAAAAGACAACTTATCCTTTTCATCTTCTAAATAAACTGTGTTAAACATATTTTTTATGCTATTATCATCGTATTTATCACATATTAAAAGTATCATATTAACATGCCCATATTCTTTGCTTAACATATAAATACTGCTCCTTTTCTTTATTGCCAACTTCCAAAAGACTTCACTTCATCTGTTTCTGAATTGTCTTTTTCCAAAACTGTTTGTGCTTTTTTAATTTCAGTTGTATCCTTATGTATGTCCTCAACTTCACTTCCCACTCCGTCAATTTTTTTATTTAATCTTTTTTCAAGTTCTTCAATTTGGGTTAACACATTATCTAAATGATTCTCTAGTCTATCTGCAGTTTCTGCTAACTTATTTGAACTATTTGACATTTCTCTGCGTATTTCATCATTTTTTCCCTCACCATTTATACTCATAAAAATAGCAACAATTGAGAGGATAATTGATGAAACTGTTCCCGCAAATGATAGCATTTCTCCAAACCTATCAGCGTCACTTAATTTTTCGGTTAAAAACACAGCACCTAAAAAACAAGCTATGCACAATACGTATATCATATGTAGTTTTAACAATGAATACTTTCTTTCTAAATCAATATAAATGTTACTCTGACTTTCTTCATTTTTTCCTCGGCCTTTTTGTTTCTCAAATATTTTACTACGTTTGTTGTATAAATATACTAATAAAATCGTTTCTATAATACATAAGTACGGAACCCCTTTGAGTGCCCATTCCACTATACTTGTTATAAATTTAATCATAAACTTGAACCCCTGCTTGTAATTCGACTTTTTAATAACATCTGTTAGCAACTACATTCAAAATATATCACATTTATATACAATTTTCAACACAGATTCTAAAAATGTAAAAATTAAAATGAATTTTTGTATAAAAAAAAGGGGTGCAGCCTAAGCCACACCTCAACCTTACTGTATATTTATTTAACACTTACACTAATTAACTTAGTCTCCTTATCGTAGCCAATATTTAAAATATCAGACAGAGCTCTAATCTTAATGTATGTATAGCCGTCTTTATTTATAGCATCTACAGTCTTAATTTTTCCGTTGATTTTAATATTTTGTTTCATAATCTGCTCCTCCAATCTGTTTTTAAAATCATTCCACTTACTTAATCTAGTTTGAGTGACACACCAAGGATTAGGACAAACCTTGCCAGTAATGTGATGGTGCATTATTACATTCTCTACTGGTATGTTATACTGCTTCATAAGATATTTTGTAAGCTCTACAGCATTGTTAATAGTAGCTTCGGTCAAATACCAGTCTGTATCGTTAGCTCCTAGATTTTTAGTATTAACCTTATTACTACACATTTCTATGTTAATGCTATTGGAATTAGTACAGATACCATAATATCTGCCACCTTCATTTGTTGTCATAGAGCTATATTTTTTACCACCTACGGACCAACAAGCTCTGTGTGCAATATCTCCGTTATACTGTACAATTTCTTCATCATCAACAATAAAATCAGCACTACCACCAACACTACCGTTTCTAAACATACTAGCTACATTTCTAGCAGAGCCTTTAAGACTTCTAGTACCTGCTGTATAGTGTAAAACTATGTACCTTCTTTTTAAAGTTTTTGAATAGTAATCTGTATTAGTAGTTCCAAATGCTTTAATAATATTCACATTATCACTCCTTTACTTCTGGTAAACCTGCGATTGAGGTTAGCATAGATAATCCACCAGCAAGAATTGTAGCTGATATAACAGCAATCCAATTAACATCATTTAAAACAGCAGCAGTACCTATTGTAGCTATAGCAGTTTGTGCCATGGTCTTGATTGCTCTTATAGCAGCCGCTTTAAACCAATTTTTCATATTTTCAACCTCCTTAATTCTCTTTCAAATATTTATTATCACTTATAATTTTATTCTCAGTTAAAGCCTCTGTTGGTAGTTCTTTAAGTCTCTCATAAAGTTCTGTACCAACATCATTACCACCTAAAGCGTGGTATTGTTCATAAATTCTTGTTGAAACTTCCATTGCATAGATAGGGCAATAACCTCTTTCAGTCCACTTATTATATGAGTCATACAGAGCTTGCCTTAATAGTGCTACCACACCCTCTTTTACTGCATCTTGTTCTTTTATTTTTTTCATAAGCTCTTTTTTCAAGCCTTTGTAGCATAGTCCTAAAAAGCCTGTAAAAATTGCAAATAATAAATCTAGCCAATAACTTTGTATTAATTCTTTCATCTAGCACCTCTTTTTACAAAATTTTTGTATCATTTATGTATATAGCACAAGAATTTAATGTGACTCCAGACTTATCACCATAAAGATTTATTCTAAAAGAAATATCCTTTAAGCTTGATTTTATCTCCCAAGTTTTTTCTTTAGAATTTAAACTTTTATGTACAATATTTGTGCCGTTTGATAGCAACCAAATAGACACATCATATTCTTTGCAATCAGCCGGTACAGATACATCATATACGCACTTAATTACATCATTTGAGCGCAATCTAAGTTTTGTTGATACAAATGAAGCTGATGAATTTAAAGCAGGTTTAGTATTCCACATTTTAGGTATTGCAGTGTATATTTTATTAAGAGTTAAATCACCGCCCGTTGCTTCATTGAATTCTGTAAGTTTGAAATTAAGATTAGTAAAATCTCTTTTATCTTCAAAAACAAGTTGTGCTTTATTGCTCGCGTCACCAACATACATCTTTAGCACTTTACGAGCTTTATTGTTTACATCACCAACATATATACTTGCAACATTTCTTGAAATATTGTTGCTATCACCACTATAAACAGCCATTTATGTTGCCCCCTTATTCAATTATTAGAATAATATTGCCACTGCTTAACTGTGATACTCCAGCTGTAACATTATCTTCTGTACGCATCGTAATTCTTGCGTTAGTATACACTTCGCTACCATCTACATTAAGTTTAGCTGTTAAATTCGGACCCGCTTTAATGTTTAATGAACCTGGACTTTCTTCAATTATTCTAGCTGTATAATCATTTGTAGCACCCGCTGTTTGGTCAGTGTTTATACCTTGATTGTGGTGAAAATCCACATATCCCCCTTGATTTGTTGATGTATTATTATTTGTTTTTCCAAATACCTCTAATGCTCTTGAGTATAGTTTATCATTTGCAATTATTGCTCTTGCTATTAAATCACCATTTATTTGACCACCGGTTATAGGAAAAAATGTACTTGTATCTACATCTAAGCTTGTCTTTCCTCTTGTTAAAGTTATGCTTTTAGTGTTATTAATTTTATCAGAATCCGCTGTTTCTGAACTAGGTAATAATTTAGCACAGCTTGACCAAGCAGAAGATATTACTGTTATTGTAAGGGTAACACTATCATTAGCGGAATTTAATACATCTGTGTTTAATGTTAAGTACACTTTATGAGAATTTGCAGCCCATACTGTTTCTACAGAAGCTTTAGAAAAAAGCTGAGTAGCATATGCAGCATTACTTAAACAAGTAATAGTTTTCTCATTTGAGTTAAAACTTGTACTAACTGCCAATACAAGAGAATGATGCTTTAGTGAGCCAGAGGCTTCAACAATTATAAGTGCTGAGCCATTGCTATAGTGACCTTTTTCAGCAACAATAATGTGACTTCCTTTTGAAATACTATTTGTTGATAAAGTTCTAGTCTGAACAACAGTTTTACTCACAGGTAAGTTAGTATTTTCTTTGGCAATCTTATTTATGACCTCGTCAATAATATCAAAATTATTATTAAAATCATCTACATTATAATAGTCTGTTTGCGCGGGCTTTGTTAAATTATAATTTTCTGTTTTTGTTGACATTTAATCACCTCAATTTTTTAGCATTTAATTCTTTATGTGTATAGTTGTTAAGCTCTTTATGTTGATATGATGCTAAATCAGCATGCTTATTATACGCAAGGTTTATTTCATATGTAAGGTTTAAGGGTAATACTTTTTCTAGTAATTCTGCAACTGCATTTTTAAGATTTTGTGCAGATAACTCTAAATTAAAAATAACATGACATTTAATAGGGTCAATAGATATTCTATACTTATCCTTACCAATTAAAGTATCTAATTTAGTTCTTAAGCTTGTATTATCTCCTAGTAACTTACTTCTTATTTTAAATCGTCTTACATCAGCACTTGTATCTGTAACTTCAATATCTAACACGTTTTCCCATATTTCAAGCCCTACACCAGTTGCTGTACTAAGATAAAGTTCGCTTATAAGATTATTTTTATTTTCTTCAAATTCATTTAAGAATTTATCAAAAATATTGCTAATAATTTGTATTTCATAAACATCTCTTAATACAAGTGGGTAGTATTCTATATATTTCATTCAAGTCCACCACCTATTTCAAACGCAATTAATTGTTTTTCGTTAAGAGTAATGTATGAACTACCTTCTATGTCAACATTTTCTATATTTTCTACACCATCTACATCAATACATCTTGCAAGTATTTGCGCTGCATATATTTTTTTAGTTGTTCGGTTCCCCCAATCCGAATTTATTTCGTTTGCATACTCTGATAAAATATTTTCTACTGCCAATTTTATAGCATCTTTGTCAGCATTTTCTGTATATTCTACATCGTTAAAATATATATCTTTACTAACATATGTAACTGTATTCACTTCGACACTATGCCCAATTGGTGCAATACCTTCACCCAAGCCTGTAAATTCAGCAGGGTCTAATTTTTCTTTTACACTATTAATAAGCTCATCCGATGCTGGACTTCCTTCACTATCCGTTATAATAATTTCTACAGTACCTCCACCATTTGGTGTTCTGTTAGCTTTTACTTGTCCAACGCCTTCCATTTCTTTTACCCATTTAATATAGTTTGCACGATTACCACCAAAAGCATCAGAATTTATACTATCAAAATATCTTTGTCTAAATGTTTCAGTATCTTCTTCCTCTTCGCCAGGAATTATTAATTCAGTTATTTCTGCTTTTGTAAGACCAGAAATTGTTGCTATTGGTGTAAGAGTACCAAAATGTTTATTTCCGTCTTCGCCAGTTGTATCACACATAATTTGCCAACAGCCAGGAATGATATTACCTTTACTTACAACTATATTATTACCATCATTGTCTGTAACTGTAATATCTACATCCGTATTATTAGTCATTTGAGCTACCAAGGTATAGTTTATTTTATCTAAATTAAACCTATCACCTGTACTTACAACTTCACCTATATAATTTCCGTCACTACTATTAAAGTTAAATTCTGCTTTTAAAATAGCACTTGTTGAGTCTTCGGGAGTAATACCTCTTTCTTTTGCTATTTTTACAAGATAGTCCCTTTCAGCAGAATCAGCAAAAGCATTATTCAATATTGTGTCAAGTCCCATATAGGCATTAGCTAATTCAAGAGCAGCAGGAGATAAAGTATCAAAGATTATACTTCCTTCGCGTTTATCTACATCTGTAGCTACATTCGAGAGCATTTCAGCTAATAAATTATCATAACTATAGTCCTCAAACATTAAATACCACATCCTTCACATCTACATTATAATATTTAGTTACAACCGTAAAACTGACATTATACACATTATGCTTTATACTAAAATTAAAGTCAGTCGCATTTAATATTCGGTCATCTTGCAATAAAGCTTCTTTTATTCGGCTCATAAGCATTGGTATTACATACTGTCTTTCTCTACCAAATAAATCGTTAAGCTCAATTCCATAGTTCCAGGAGTACATAGCATAGTTGTATCTTTCTGTCATTAATATAAGATAGACTGCCTGGCGTATTATTTCTTTATAATCTTCATACACTGCAACAATACGTTTATTTTCTTTATCTAACTTATATGTAGCACTTGTTTGCTCTAAGTCATCATAGTTACTAATAAGTTCATAATTTGCACTTTCAGGTAGCACTTAATCACCTCCAGCTATAACATCAGCAACATAATAAGCTTGTCCACCTTGCATTTTAATAATTACTAACCTGTTACCTCTTTTTAAGTTGGCTGGTCTTATACTACCAAAAACACAAAAAGTTTCATCGAGTTCGAGCTTTTCTGACAACCGAACTGCAAATTGTCCATCATTTTCATAATCTTTAGATACAGTACCGAAAACTACTTCCGTAGGGTTGCTTGCTCTAACTGCATCCATAGCGATACTTTTAATTAGTTTAACTAACTCAACCGACATAAGGACTACCTCCTAATAATGTTAAATCACAGCTATACTTAGCGCCAAATCTGTGTACAGCCTTTTTTATTATTACCTGTGCACTTTTAAAAACAACGTCACCTAAATTTAGATTGGCATATATAGATGCACCTGCTCTTAATCTAATATCTCCAAAACAATCTTTTACAGTAAGTTCTCTTTTCTTTTCGCTATATAGCTTAAGAACTGATTTACCAAAAGCTGCTGGGTTATCATCTTTTTCTAATTTACAAGTAAGCTGTAAAACACCCCACTTGTTAATAAGTTCAGCATTTCTGAATATATATTTTGCTCTATTACCAGTTGAGTCATCATCTCGATAAAACTGTATCTGGTTATAAACTTCATCGTCTATACTAGATGTATAGTCCATATCTTCACAGGTTTCATCATCAAGCAGATAGTCTGTCTTTAAATCTTCAATTCGCTTTAAGCATAGTAGCCCATAGTCATCATAAAATATATACATATTACCTGTTGCACTTTCGGTAAGTTCTCTTGCATTCTTTATAATATCAAATAGAGTTTCATTATCTTCAACTCTGCCGGGTATCGAATACTTCGTATCAACAAGCTTACTTTGGCTTACTTTTAATCTATAGTCCATAGCAATCATTATAATTACATCTCTTAAAGTCTTGTTTTTATAGCAGTAAGTATCTTTGTTTTTTAAATATCTTAATTGGTCATAGGCAGTACAGTTAATTTCTTTACCTTTACTTCTTGATTTACTAAATAAGTAACCATAAAAAACGCCAACACCATTTTTTAAAAATGCTACAACATTACCTTCTTGTATATCTAATGCCGGGTCCTTTAAAACAGTAAATTCTAACTTACCTGCTGCATCTTTCCATTCTGTAGTCCAAGTTACTTCTCCAGCAACCAGTGGTTGATAATCTATTCCATTGTTTATTATATGTAACTCATAACGAGCATCTTTATTTCCTTGAATATTTATATAAGCATTATCATTTAATGTTCCTGCAACATTTACTACACTTATAACAGATGTAGAACATAAATCAACTTTATCTTTCTTTTTAGTATCACTTTCATACATTCCATCGTCTGCACTTGCGCCGCTAAAATAGCTACCTAAGTTCACAATTTTAGTTATTGTTTTACCTCCCCATTCAGGGTGGCAACTAGAAGTACCAGGGTTTGCATGTTTGGGATTGTACCATTTTGATTTATTAACAACAAACTCAATTACACATTTACCACTCAAATGACCCCATTTATTACAGCCAGCATCATTTTGATTTTTAATGTCGCCTATGATACATTTAAGCACATTTCCATTACTTTGATATACATCAATATAGTCGCCTACACTACCGTAAGTGGTTGTACACGCGACAACATATCGACCGTTTATAATACCAAAGCCTTCGCTATCGAAATTTTGCCCGGCTTGGGACTTAAGCTTATACTGTACTGATGTCTTTGAAGTAATTAATTGCCAGCCCATATAAGTAAATACGCTACCCAAGCCTGAGGGTAGCGTTATTGTTTTTGTAGGTATACTAGCTGGAGAACTACCAGCTGAACTTGTTGCCGACCCACTGGGTTTAATTCCACCATTATAACCCCAACTATAATACTTTCTGTTCCTTAAAGTTTGATTTATGTTTATTTCTCTAATAGGATTTACGCCTGCTTCTATTATATTGCCGTTGCCAGAATAAATAGAAACATGCCCTCTTTTGTCACTACCACATTGAGAATAGATACAAGCTCCAGTAGGAATATTGGTATAATCAACTTTACCGTTGCTATACGAAATTTTATTTTTACCCCAACTAGCTCTTGCCATAGCGGCTGTGGCTTTAGATGTATATGTTTTATTAACGCCACCAGCTTTATAAGCAGACGCTACAAATGCTTGGCAGGCATCTGTAGCATTTAAAGTTTCTCCCGTTCCTTGGTGTTTAAATACACTCTTACCTACATAGCGCCTGGCCCAACTCAATATATCATTGACAGTTCCCGCCATAATATCGCCCCCTTATTACTTAAGTTTTAGCACCTGCCCTGGGTAAATAAGATTAGGATTTTTGATTTTATCTTTATTTAGATTGTATACTTCTTTCCATTTACTTCCATCACCCAATTCTTTTTTACATATTAATATTAAATAGTCACCAGGCTTAACTGTATATGTAGATGGTGTAGTTTTACTACTCGCATCTCTAGCTTTTACAGTAGTAGCTGTAGTTTTATTAGTCTTTTTATCTGTAACTAATTTAACAGTCTTTGTACTATAATCTAAATATTTTTTAAAAGTGACACTAATTACTTTGTCAAATCCGTTGTCAGTATTATCTTCATCTGTAAATTCTTCAATTGTACATTTACATTTATTTAAAATACCGTCTAAATCATTTACATATACTGGATTTTCAGTATCATTGTTAGGAATATCAATTTTAAAGGTCCCATTTTCTTCCCCTAAATCCCAAACCCCATTAGGTTTAGTTCTTATTATCATAAAGTCAAAAGGTTTTGCTTTTGCCAGTAATGTATTAAAATGTGTAAGGTAAAAATCTTGTGACCTTAATTCTTGCTTGTCAGAAATTATATTTACAAATGGGTACTTTACTTTGGGCAGTAAAAAATCCATAGACCATTCAGTTAAACCAGGCTCTTGCAAATTAAGAACCGTTTTCCCACCTAAAAGCTCTATTTCTTCATTTTTACCTGGGACTTTTCGAGTTATTTTAGATGGTGTTACAGGCATTAGAACATTTTCAACATAAATTAAATATGCCATTGTTTACACCCCCTCTACTGATACAGCCGCAGCTTCTGTTATACGCTTTTCCATCTCGCGCACAACATCACCAATACTTAAACTGCTCGCAATTTGGTTTGACATACCTGACATATCTACTGTTATTTGTTTAGTTGTATAGTTAGCAATTCTTTCTTTGCTTACACTATCTTTTATCATACTTAAAATATCATCTGAATGCTTAACTTCTTTCTTAATATCATCAGTGTTTGACTTAATTCCATTAAGAGCATCTTCGCCAGAATCTGTAGTTGGATTTAACAAATCTTCTGCATTATTCTTAAGCCAATCAGATGCACCTGATATTTTGTCCGAAATGGCACTTGAAACCTTGTCGCCGAATTCAACACCCACATTCCATGCTGTGCCATATTCCACTCTCTGCATTGGAACTTCTGGAGCATCTCTGCTTATTGTTATAGCGTTTTCATTTTTACCCCATGCAAGTACCTTATCCTGTAAACTTGAAAGCCCAGCAGTCCAGTCTGTACCAAAAATTGCATCTATTATCTTTGTAACAACCTTACCTAAATCCAAGAACCAAGAAATGATTTGTCCAATAAGATTTGCTACTGCATCACCGAAGCTATTAAATCCGCCATTACAAGCATTTAAAATCCACTCTATTATGCCTAAAAATGGAGTAACAAAAATAGACCAAATTATTTGTATTATCCCATTAAGCAAGCCGACTATAGTATTATAAATAAAAGCGCCAGCAACAGCTAACGCACCACAAATTACACCTAACGCCGATTGTGCTACACCTGTTACATCTGCAATCCAATTACATAGAGCTATTAATATAGCTATTAATGCAATAATTAGTATAATTATCCAAAATATAGGGCAGGCTAAAATAGCTGTATTTAAACCGTATTGTGCCGCTGTTGCAGCAGCAGTAGCAGACGCCTCTGTTCCTGTCGCAGCAGCATGGGCAAATGAAGCCATACATAATGCTATTTTTACACCTGTACTAATAAGTTCGATAGCTTTAATAAGTAATAGCCAGCCGTAGTATATAGCTAAGGCTGCGGCTACCCCATATATAATAGGACCTATGACATTCCAATTTTGAGCTACAAATCCTGCTATATTTCCAATAGCTTCAAAAATATCAATAACCACATCAGCTAAAACAGCTAAAACTTCTATTGCCCCTGTTACAAAATTTTGAAAGCCTTCACTATTAGCAAGTTCGTTCAGTCTGTCTAACACGGGCTTAAAAGCCATTGTTGCGGTGTTTTGAAACTTTGTCCACATTTGTCCCCAAGTCATAGGCATCTTTTCAAATCTTTCATTTATTTCATCACTTGCTTCAAAAATAGCGTTTTTAACAACATCTGCTGTAAGCTGTCCGTCAGCAGCCATTTCTCGTATCTCACCAATAGGTTTTCCTAGATAATCCGCTATATTTTGAATAAGATTTGGGGCGTTTTCAAAGATAGAATTTAATTCATCACCTCGAAGTACACCAGAGCCTAAGGCCTGCGATAACTGTAGCATAGCATTAGATGCCTCAGAAGTAGTAGCCCCTGCGATTGTCATTTGCTTTTGTACCAAATTAGCAAATGCAACTACTTCATCTGAACCGCTAAAAGCATCTTTTGCATTATTACCAAATCTAGCGACAACAGCGGCAGTATCTGTTAAAGAACCTCTTGCATCTTGTGCAGAAGCATATATTTTTTTAAATAAATCATCTACACTACCTGTTTCGCTAAAGTTATCTAAAAGTAAATTTAATCTTGCTTGCGTTTGCGTTACTTCATCTGACAAACCTAAAACTTGTCCTGCACCTTTTATACTTAAATACGCAGCAGTAATTCCTTTAAGCTTGCTTAGGAGTCCATTTGTAGCATTAGTTCCTTTTGCAATTTCTTGATTAAATTTACCTTGTTCAGAAACATTATCTCTGATATACCTTTCTGCACTACTAATATTTGCTACAAGTCTTGCGTATTCTGCATTTGCTGTAGCGGGGTCCATATTTGTTAAAGCACTATTTAATCTTGTTTGTGCTTGTGTTGCTTGATATAATTGTGTTCTCAAATATTCAAGTCCCGCATTAGCAGTATCTGAACCAATATTTACTGGGTTATTTTCAATTTGCTGTATTCTTTGCTGTATAGCTGTTAATCTACCTAATGTATTATTTAACTCTGCTGTTTGGTTAGGTCTTAGAACACTTGCAGAATTACTGTTAATAGTAGATTGTGTTGCAATAAGATTTTCCATTAAGGTGTTAGCATTAGCAACTTCCTGATTAAATCTTTCAACTCCAGTGTTTGTAAAAACTAAAGGTCCTACATTTTCAAAATCATAAGTTACTGGAACTTTAACAGGTGGAATATTTTGAGAAGATACTTTCAGTGCTTCAATTTGTTCTTGACAAACTTTTGCTGCTGTTTCAGCTTCTTTTAAACATTCTTTAGCTCCTTCAAACGAACTCATATCTATGTCGGCGTCTAAAGCAGATTGAATATCATTAATTCCTGAAAGCATTAAGTTCATTGCTGAGTGCATAGATGTGAATGTGCTACTAAAATTGTCGTATAACTCAATAGAGCTTGATATTGTCAATACATTCACCTCTTTTTAGCTTTTTTCATCTTCTTCTTTTGTTTTTCATCTTCTTTTACTTTTCGTTCTACAGCAGCAAAAATAAAAGCCTTTTCCTGCTCATCCATATCAACGAATTCACAAGGTCTAATATGTAATTCAAACAGACAGTAATATACAAAACTAGCTTCACTGTCTGTTTCTATTAGTTTTTTGCTTCTTCAATTTTTTCATTAATTTCTTTATTATAGCCGTTGTATTTCTGAATAAACGCAGCGAGGTCATCATATTCACCAGGGTTATCTAACATAGCCATTAAAAGGTCCTCTGGTGTGTTTACCCCATAGCTATCCTGAAGTTCAGCATCATATAAATTAGGTGTAACTGTAGATGCGACAATCATATCAAGCACATAGGCTTCGCCATTAATTCTCTGTCTAAATGCACCGAACTTACCCGGAATAGGCACTTCCTTAATATTTTTTTCTCTTAATTCCTTATTTTCCTTTGTAGTGATATGTCTGAATTCCCATTCTGGACTCTTACCGTTTTCATCAACAATAGATGTTGTTGCAACGCGTCTTACATTTTCCTTTACTACCTTGTTAGCCTTCATAAAAGCATTAAATTTTGACATAATTTTATCCTCCATAATTATAATAATTAAAACAAATAAGGCAGGCTGTATTACATAGCCTGCCAAAATATTTAGTTAGCTAAAAATCCATCAAGCTGTTTAAAGCTTTCAGGGATTGAGAAGTCCTCAAATGTACCTTCTATTTCTTCATCAATGTATTCACCATCTGCATCAAACTTAGCAAGAATACCACCGTCAGTATTACAGTCATAAAGTATAACAGTCTGACTTTTTGCAGTAGAAGTTGGGTCATTATTTTCAATTTGCATATCAAAGTATACATCTTCGCCTGTATTCTTATAATCTTCAAGAACTTTTCTTAGCACTGACTGATTGTAGTGCATTGTACCACTAAAAGTACCTTCCATACCTGTTGACTTGTGTCCGGTCATAATCGCACCAAGTCTTGGTATAGTTGACTTTGCTTTTTCAAGCTTTACTTCCATATCAATCATATTTGCAAAATTATACCTATTCCCATTTAATGTTATAAAACATTTAGCTAATTTTGCAGCAATAGCATCTTTTGCATTCATTGTTATGTTTTTAGCCATTATATTCTAACCTCCTTAATTAACTTTTACAGTCATATATAATTGCTCCATGCAATTTACAACTGTTACAGGTGTATTAACAACAACAGCTTTCTTAACTTCTCCTTGTTCTACAACAACATCTGTATCTGTAAAATCTTCAATAGCTCTAAGAGTTTCAAGATTCTTTAGATACTTTACAATATCTGCCCAAAGTGCAATTCTACCCGCATTATCGTTAGGCATTACACCAAGATAACGAGTATTAAATATTGTTGCTATATCCATACCGATTTGGTCGCATACTCGCATAGTTTGATTAGAGCAAAATAAATTACTCTTTTCTACTGTTGTTGTGACCAATGAATTAATATCGGTAAGAATTCTATAATCAGACCCTACTTTATGAAGCTTTAATTCACCGTTGTTGATTGCCTGTTCAAGACCTGTCTGTGTGTCAGAGCAAACAGGTGTATATTCTCCATCATATTTTTTATTAGTGCAACTCTTGTTAATTTCACAAGTTGCTTCTGCACCACCTACCCACCAAATAAGACTCTCAGCATTTTCTTCAGCACCTGTTGTTAGATTTATTACTCCTTCATAATCGGCCGCGTAATTATAAACAACAGTCTGAAATTTAATACCCGCTCTATCACGGAGTCTTTTTGTAAAACTTACAAAAAGTGACTTAATTACATCAGAAATAGAGTCACAAATAAGAGTATTAAAAGAATAGCTTTCTATAGCGGATAAAAAGCTTTGATAACTTGAGCCTGTAGCTTTTATTGCGGTGCCGCCAGTTAAAAAAGTTCCTGATGTTTCTTTTAAAGATGTGTTATGCTTCCAGTACACAAAATCATTATCAACTAACTTATCTATCCCACTAACAGTCTGCTTGTCTACAAGAGCATCTGAAATAGCACCCTCGTATACTATTTCAATTTTAGACATTCTTATCTTACTTACGCCATATACATAAATATCTTTTGTTGCTTCATCATCGGCCACAATTGTAAAAGTCGCAACATCTCCGCGTATTGTTGGTTCAACTGTTGCGGCATTTACACCGTCTGAAAAAACTTTAACAGCACCCTGTGTATTATTAATACAAGTAACTTTAATTTTACACGGAACAACCAAATTTGCAAAACATAAAGCTCTACTATTAGGTTTACCATTTTCATCAATGTCAGTACCTTCTCTCACGCCATCAATCCAGCAAGACCAAGGGTTAGTTCCATCTGAAGTATCTTGTGTAATTGTAGCTTTTCCACCAACATTTATAATATCTGGTGATATGCTTGTGGTTGGTGTTTTTATGTTTCCAAAATCATAAAGTTTATTAGACTCAACATTTTTATCTATACTACGCATATAAGTACACACGTCATACAGGTCTGTGTTATCTGCATTCTTTGCTATTGTATAGAAAATATCATTTCCCCTTGTACCTGAGCATTTTGCAGAAGCAAGTTCTGCAGTTGCAGAGTTACCACTATTTACTCTATAGAAATAACATTTTTGTGCGTTCTTAAATAAATCTCTATAAGGTTTCATTGCATCATCCGTATATGGATAACCAAATATTTTTAGTGAATTTTTTTCAAATTCCTCTGCTGATAATTCAATAACCTCATCTTCAACACCCCAGTTAAGATTTAATGGTGCAGCACACACGCCTCTTTCTCCAAATACAACGCCCGCATTTGCTGTAGATATAAAGTTAATGTACGCACCTGGTAAAACCTTATTTTGAGTTACAAAAGTACCTCCGCCTAAAGCCATACCCTACACCTCACTTTCTAAAAACTCTTTAAGTAGCTGGTCTACCTCGCTGAATGTATACTTACGATTACCTAATATTGTATTTAAAACATCGACATATTTTGAATACTTTTTACTAGCTGTTATCTGTTCTTTAGAATAATTTGTTTCCACTTCTATTGCAGCTTTTGCTGGATTTTCTTCAGTAGCTTCAACCGAATTCAATGCTGTAGTTTCCACAGCTGTAGATTTTCTAGTTGCCATTTTTTATCATTCCTTTCTGTATAAGAATTTCTATTTTTTCAACATCATTTTCAACGATGACGAACATGTCATAGTTTATTGTTAATGTTAAAATACCATCATAAATGTTTGTATCAATACCTTTTCCTAATAACGGCTCAGAGTCAAGTTCTATAAATTCAAGTGCTTTATACATTCTATCCATAACACTAAAACATTCTGTTCTATAGTCCTTAGACTTAGGAAAATACTGAATTGCAAACTGATTTTCTCTATAGTAACGATTTCCACAAAACCTAGTTATTTTAGGATTTATACACTGAACAAAAAAGCAAGGTTCTTTCAAACCTTGCTCTACATCTTCTGTATAAATGTTGTATTCTTCGCCAAACTCACTATAGAGGGCTTGGCTTATCCCTTTAATAATCTTATTAATCATAACGCATCACCTGATTAAGGAAGTTTCGTACGCGCCTTTCAAGTACCGCAGGAGTAAGTTTATTCACTTCTTTTGTTGATATAGTCAGCATAAACTTTCCAGGTACCCATTTTCTGTGGTTCACAGTTCTGTGTCCATATTCAACATAGGCAGCATATTCAAGATTATTACTTACAATTACTTTATAACAATTACCTGTACGCATAATACTTGATACGGTCCAAGCTCTTCTAAGGTCACCAGTATCAACGGGAGTTCGAAGTTTAGCTCTTGCTAATACCTCAGCACCTAAATCATTTATACAGCGTTCAATCATAGCTTTAGCTTTGATTTCTTGCTTTTCTAAATGCTTTGCAAATTTTTTTAATTCACTAAAATCACATCTACCTGTCTTTGCCATATTAACTCCACCTTTCAAATATTTCCAGAGCTATTTCTTGATGCGTTGTATACACTGCGGGTACCCCAGAGCTTTTATAAACGCCTTCGCGATTATTTTGATTAACAAATATTTTTGAGCCAGGTTGTATAGTCAAATCAGGTGACATAAAAAGCTTTATATTTTGTACTTTTTCTTGTACTGTATCATTATTTTTAGTTGTAGGTGATGCGGTTTCAAAAGAAAGTCTACAAGGTTGATTTTCAACAATCATCTTCTCAATTTGCCTTGTTTGTTTTGTATCTTCGTCTCGGATATTATTAAGCTCATATATTGAGCAAGTTCCACTGTACAAACTTTCTATATGTTTTCTTGCAGAATTAAAAACACTCATTCTTACCACCTTAACTTTCTAAATGCGATAAGTTCAGCATCTCTATTACAGAGCCTATCTAATAAAGTAATATATCTTGAAGCTGCACTTGTATTATTATCATAAGTGTAGGTTATACTTGTGTCTCCTTCAGATATATTACTTATTCTTCCTGCGTTAAAGTCAATGCTATCACAAACATTTTCACCAACACTAGACTTAGTTCTTAGTAGTGTACCTGCTGCCATATCAACAGCAACAAAATAAAGCTCAGGTGGAATAACAGTAATGTTACAAAAATTCTTTATATACTGCTCTGTTCCATTTATCGCAAATTGAATAAGCACTAAATCACTATCATTAACATTATAACCTAGTGATTTAAGTTTCTCAGTTACATCTTCTTGTTTAATATTCATGAAATCAGCCTCTTGAAACAATTCTAGCAATAGGGATAGCCTTATGATTAATAACCTTACCACTACCGTCATTAACAAGCTCCCAGTTACTACCGTCTTTTAATTCTTCATTAGTAGGAGATAATGTTTTCTGATTTTTCTTTGTATAACTAATACCATAAGGAGCATAGCACTTTCTCTGTCTTGCATATAAGGTATCTTGTCCACCATGTGTCTTAGGGTCTCGGTTCATTTCAAATGGTACTTTAGCCCCAATATTTTCGTAATCAAAAGCACCCGCACCAAGGATATATGTTGTATATTTAGTGTATCCATCACCCTGATCCTTAGAGCTTTCAGCAACATCAGCAACCGGCATATCATCGTCAATGATAACAGTTCTTCCGTTCCAAGTAGCAAGCCCAAGTTCTCTTTCAATACCGTTTGCATCAGTCTGCTTCAAATAAGCCAAGAGTTTAAGATTTTCAAGATTAGTGGCTACAGTAGAGTGCATAATTACCATCGTGAACTTACTTTTGTTGTCGCCACCAGCCTTCTGAATAGCACTATTAAGAGTAGCTGGACCAGCCATACCATCATCTATTGCTGTTATATCATAAGTGTGCTGGTCCACAAATTTCTTATTCTCTGTACCTGTCATATTGAATATACCCTCAAGGATAGCAAGCAGCGTACTTTGGTCAACACTATCAAAGTATTCTGACACCTGCTGTGCCACATTATCCATAAAGTTTACACCGCTAGTAATATCAACAGCAAAGTCGCCCTCAGTCCAAGCCTTAGCTCTACCCACAACGACTACACCTCTTTCGTATGTAGTAGTGCTTGTTGCTGTAATATCAGTCTGACCGTCATAGTTTAGTACATCGCCATCTAAAAGACCATACATAGGTAATATTGCATAGGCTGTACCAGTCTGAGAATTAAAAGCATTTCTAATCTCAGTATTGCCTTTTAATGCTCCACTCTTAATTAATTCATTTTTTTTAAGCTGTGGAATTCTCTCCACATACTTACCAAAAGCCTGTGGATTAAACGTCTTACTATCAAATTTCATTTATTACTCCTCCTTTTAAATCGTTGCTCCTGGATTATCTTCCAAGTAAGCACACATTTGACTATAGGTCATTTTATCAGTCTTTGGGTTCACATCATCTGCACCATATCCAGGCACAGTCCCCTTGAAGTTAGGCGTAGCACTGTCAAACAGATACTTTGTATCATCTGCTTCAGATAAAGCCTTTATCTGCTCATCAAGACCGGTAATGTTACCGTCTTTATCAAGTTTAATATTTTCCATATCAAGCATTGCTTTAACAGCTTTAGGTGTTTTAGCTTTGAAAGTAGCAAGAGCTTTATCAATGGCATTATTAATTTTAAGACTTTCAATTTCTGCTTTATGATTTTTAGCTTCATCTTTGTTCTGCTTTTCAAGTTCAGCAATCTTAGCAGTTAAATCTTCATTGCCTTTTGCACTATCTTTAAGCTCTTTTAGCTGATTATCTCTATCAGCTATTGTAGCATTAGCTGTCTTTAATTCAGCCTTTAGCTCGTCATAATTAGCCTTGGCATTCTCAATATCCTTGCCGTTTTCGGTCATAATCTTATCGACTATTTCTTTTTCAATGCCCAAATCCTCTAAAAATTTTCTTTTCATTTTTATCAATTCCTTTCAATACGATTTTTTACGAGGTTTCACCTCTTATGAATAAATTGCTCTTATTTTACGCCGTATTCAGGGCATAAAATAAGAGCAAGATTTGACCTTTGCTCTTATTGATACAATATAATTAGATTTTCTGTCAGTTTAGTAAATTTAGTAATGTTAAATAGTCTCGAGATTTTAATAGCCCAATGGAATCATCTCCTTTTTTATTATAGTTTAATTTGTAGCAAACGCTAAAACCCTACTTGTTGACTACTGTGTTGCTCGTGCAAGTATAAAATATACTTTTCGCACCCAAACAACTAAGTTTTTTATATACAAAGTATACGGCGAACAGAGCTAGTAGGAATCGAACCTACACTAAAGGAGTCAAAGTCCCTTGCCTTACCATTTGGCGATAGCCCTATATTATGTTCAACTTGCCAAGCAACAAAAAAGGACAGCCTAAAACTGTCCTATTGCTCTTGTTTATTGTGTTTTTTTAATTTGCTGATAACTTTTATTTATGAGGTCGCATTTTGCTACCCCATTATTTTTACATTAAAAAAGCACCCTTTTCAGAGTGCTAAAAAGCTAATTTACTGGTAATCAAGCTTTGTATATATTCGTCATCACCATGATATTTGGTAATACCTAAAATATCCAAAGCTGCAATTGCAATATTGGAAATCGGAATACCCATTAATATAATTTCTGTATTGCTAACCAACTTTTTAAGTTCATCAACAAAAACAGTATCCGTAATACCCTGCTGTGTTCCTGCGATAACTGCATTCGCAACCATAATTTGAGTTTTAGAAGAAATCCCTTTAAGAATGGTTTCTCTATCACCCTTATACATAGCATCGATACTATATTTTAAATCAGACATACCTCTTCACCTCTTCATTTCTCAGAGCTTCTAATCTTTTAATCATTTCTTCTCTAACATCTTTAGGTAATTTTTTAGCTATCTCTATTTCTACTTGATAGGCATCAATTTCTCTTTTTGCACATTTTTCCGGGTCTGACAAAACTCTAAGCCCTAAAAAGCCATCAGCTCTATCATCACAAAAATGCTTGTATTCGTGAGACCAAGCACTAAAACTTGCACCTTTTTCCATAACTATATTTCCTGGCTTACCCGGTAGTGCGGGTGGAAAATAACCCATTGCACCCTCTCTATACTTGATAATAACACCATTCGAGATTAAATCAGCCATAATGTCAGCCAATTCGTCAGGATGTGATTGCTCAGCGGCACCCATTACTTCTCTCATAGGGTCATCAACAGTTCTAAAACTTGCACCTATTGACTTTATTATATCATCATTATTTACACTTGTAAACTTGTCATTACTAACAAATTTTTCTTTCCAATCTGTGTATGACATATCATCTACATAGATTGTTTTTCCATTTTCATCTCTAGTAGCTCTTTTTCTACCTTGCTTAAGTAACTCATCTGTAACTTCCGGTATTGTAGTACCTCGGCATCTAGGGTGGAACGGTGGTGCTGTTATCCCTATTTCAAACTCATTTCTATTAAAGATTTTACTATCCATACCAGCACACATATCACAAGTTTTACCATCTAGTGTTTCTAATACCCTATACTTTTCAACTCCTAATTCATCATAGCTGTCCATTTCCGCCCTTGTACATATCTGGGCTGTTTCAGTACGAATAAGAGTATTGCAAGCTGACTGGGCTATACCACTTTCATAGCTTAATTGTCTTGCAAGTTTTTTAGGGTCTGTACCTCTAACACACCAATCTGTTAATGCTTGTTGAAGTTTATTTGTCAATTTAGGTCTGTATGTACCCCATATCCTGTCAGAAAAATTAGAGCCGTCTGACGCCCAAGGCTTTTCAAGTATTGTTTTAAGTTTTTTCTCGTCAACTTGTGCAAAACTAAATCCCACACCAATACCTTTTTGTACTTCAAATGCCGTTCTGTAATAAACATCGTTATACACATTCGATAGTGTTTTTGTGACATTTTCTGTAATATCGGCAAAAGCTTTATCACAGAAAAGCACCATTTGCATTTTAATAGCATCAAGTCTAGTGATATGATATTTTGCACTTGCGTTTTCAAGTTCTTTGTCCCAGTTTCCCAAGTAGCTGTTAGCATAGCCTTTTCTTATGTATTCTTCAACATCCCATCCAAGTTCTTTTAGCTCTTTATTTGTAATAGCTTTTTTGGCTTCGGCTAAAGTCATATTGTTATTATCAGCAAAACGCTTTAACCAATATGTAATGTCTTTATCAATCTGAGCAACCGCATTGTCTATTAATTTCATAGACTCGGATATACACTTTTGAGCTTCTACATTAGACCTTTCTTCTAAAGTTTTAAATCTCTTAGCCCAGTATTCACTATTTTCCATTAGTCATCATCCTTAGAATTCTTATCTTCTGCTTTTCTTGATATAGGAAAGCCGTAACTTTCAATATTGTCTTCCTTTTGCTTCTTGAGCTTTTTAAGCTCGGCCTGAACATCGCTAACCCAAGGGTGTTGTGCAATAACTGTTTCATTCGATAAGATATTTTGAGATTTAGAGCAGTTATCAATAGCTTCACTTTCATTAATAAGAATATTTCTATTGAATACTATATCTACTTTTTCATTTTTAAAATCACCCTGTTTTGTCTGTAAAAGATAAGTATTTACAAACCACAATAGTTTTTGTAAACTGGCTTTATACTCTGTTTCCATCTTGTTAGCATCTAAATCAATATCAGAATACATACTCTGTATGTTCATTTGATTTGCATTACCAGACAATCTATCATCTTTAGCATCATAACCCATCGCATTTTCGATAATTGCTTTTTTCAAAAGGTCAATAATAACCTTATAATTTTCTGAATTAACTTCAATATTAAGAGTTTCTACGCCCCCACCTGAGCCATCTATGTTTCTTACCTTTACAGCACCGTATGTTGCCAAATTTCTTCTGAATTCTCCTAAATTTTCACCGTCATAATTCTTTAAAACCAAAATGGTGTTTCTTACATCTTCTTCCATAGCATTAGTATAATTACTAAGCATTATATTTAACGCATCTTGTAAGCCTTTTACTCGTTTTAATAGGGATTGCTCGTTTCTATTAGATTTAAACGCTATAAGAGGTATTTTATCCCAACCTAAACCTGTATCTCCAGCATAAAAATAAGGCACCTGCCAATCTACTCCGTCTGGATATATATTCCCCCCATCCTTAATAAATTTTGTAATGCCTTTCTTGTCATAAACTTCTATTTTCAGTATTTCTTTTTCAGTTTTCTTATCATACACAAGCATAGGATAAACGCGAATAGCATAATTAAGCTTTGTATGTTCTTCGTCTGCCCAACCAGGCAATACCTGCCAGGGCTTGATGCGACGCATATTTAATTTGCCATTTTCATCATATCCGACAAATAACCATGCAATACCACAATTAAGGCTATCTTCTGCTATAGATTGTATGAGCCTGTCAAATTCGGCATCAAATATATAATCGTTTAATAATTTAGAATACATTTTATTTTCAGTATTAAACATTATCTCTTTACCAAAGAGATAATTAACTTTTTGGTCGATTATCTTACTGTATTGATTATTTACAATTCGATTATTAGGTAAGTTATCAATCTGCACAAGTTCTCCATTTGGACCTATAGCTGTTCTCTTTAAATTTAATATGTCGTGCTTACTAACGTAGTAATTATATCCTTTTATCATATCAAATCTTTTGGGACTTGACATAAATTTATTAAGCTCTCGTCTTATAAAATCTAAATCAGTTATTTGGTTCTCAGCACCTTTTTTTATAATATCATTAATGTAGGGTGTCAACCACCCTGCAAATTGAAAATCAAACATTTCTATCACCTCTATTCAAAACTAAAGGTATCTCCAACGAGAATCTTACCTAGTGCATACCGCATAGCATCCATACCGTGCGAAAATTCGTGGTCGGGCTTGTCTGTTGGTTTTCCGTCTTTATCCGTTGCCCAACAATAGTTTTGTATCTCTTTTTTAAATTCAGGGCAGTTATCGTGAACCATAATTTCATAATTTTGTATCAGCTGAATACCATGGTTTACGCTATCTTTACCTTTTCGTGATGGTTCTGCTTTTATCCCTTCTTCTTGCAATTCAGCAATTGATTTTGGTTCGGCACAATCACAGACAATATGCTGACCACTATAACCTTTATTTTTAATCGCTTGTGCAATAATTTTATTTGTCACACCTGTTTTATACCACTCATCAAAGACATAAATCTTCATTGCTACATTGTCTATAAGCAGGCATACAAAAGCATTAGGGTCCGTAAATCCAAAGTCAAGGCCAAATCCAGATTTGATTCCTGAGATTGTTCTAATTTTATCAATATCAAATGCTTCAAATCTTACTTTTTCATATATCAGACCTTCTGCAATGCCCCATTCACCGTCGCCTTCAATTCTGTATCGGCGAGGATTGTTCCGCTGCATTTTCAAGAAGATGCTCCTATCTGCTTCATCTAGCCATTCATTTTGCTTCCATGTAGTTGTCTTTGTAAATATATCGTCATCTGTCACATCAAAAAAGCGAGCTTTTAACCAAGATGTTGCTGACCAAGGGTTAAATGTTAATGTTATTTGTTTAAAGTATCCATCAGGCACTTCACCACGAATAGACATATCAAGTTTGTTAAAGTCATCTTCGTTACTAATTTCATAGGCTTCTTCAATCCATACAAAACAAAGAACACCATAATCAACAGAAATAGATGTAATTTTCAAACCATCATCAAGACCTCTAAATAAAATCTTCTGTCCTGTAGACTTTCTGACAATCTGCATAGGTGAAACAGTACATTCAAAAAAGGCATCTAAGCCCAACCTGTGAATTGCCCATTTCAAATCTGAAAAGACAGAATCACGCAAGGTGTTTGAGTACCTTCTGACACACAATCCGTTTGCAAGTGGATATTCCATCAACCTATAAATCATGTTTAAGGCTGTTGTCTTTGATTTTTTTGAACCTCTGCTCCCTTTGCATACTCTGTATCTTTGCTTTGTGTTCCAAAAATCAGCATAGTTCTTTCCAACTGCTTCTTGCAACGATACTTTCATGGTATCACCGCCTATTCTTTCAAGTCGTTTACAAGCATGACTGGCTCAAGTGATAAATTGATATTATCAGTGAATGCCCCCTGCATCTTTCCGAGCGTATTGATTGCACTGACAACTTCTTTGAAAGAAGGTTTCTTTTGCATAATTCTCGCTACAGAACAACCATCGCCTGTACCTTCAACCACAATCACATCTTCTGTTGTATCTTGTCTAATGATTGCAGTCAGTTTTTCTTGCATTTCTTTAATATCAGCAATCTTTTCAGATTCCGCTTTTTCTTTCAGTTCCTGCAGTCGTTTTTTTACACTCTCATTTTCCAACAATTTGCTGACATTGCCTTTTGCATAGTTTTCACTATATCCTGCATTAAGTGCTGAGTGGTACGCGTTACCTGATGCAGCATATTCAAGGCAAAACTTTTCTTGTCTTGGCGTCACGCTGAACACCTACTTTCTTTTGACTTCATCATAAAATATGACTGGTCATTCTTGTGTTCTTCTGTATGACATTTACGACAAAGACACATTCCATTTTTTAAATCAACTCTTCCTTTTGGATAATCTGCCCATTTAATGATATGATGTACTTCAAGGTTTTCAGTTGCACCGCATTTTTCACATTTACCTTTTGAAATGATTTGTTTCGTCCATGTTCTGACCCTTGAATCATTCCTGCTAAAAGGATATAAGTCAGGGTCTTCAAGAATCATTTTTCTTTCTTCATCTGTAAAAAGAATTTTCATCAGTATTGTTGCATGATTGATGCTTGTTTTTTCACTTATCAATGTTGCAACAACTTCAATTGCTAATTTGCTATGATTCATCAAAACACCTGCCTTTCATCACATAAGTTCATTAATGCCACCTCCTAGCATTTTTTATAAACAAAAAAGCACAGTAACCAATAGTAGCCGTAGCCACCTAGTTAAAGTGCTTTTTTTAATATCTGTATTTAATCACAGAAAGGAGAATGTATCAAAAGTTTTTAACCTTTTCTACCCTAACATAATAACACAGAATAGTGTGTCATTGTGTGCCACCTTTCATTGTTTTTAAAATTTTTGAATGAATTCTATGTATCTGTCTCCAACTATAATTAAGCTCTACACATATATCTTCCCATCTTTTGCCTTCAATGTACCTCTTACGCATCAATTGTCGCTCAGTTAAATCTTCTAACTTTTCAATCGCTCTTTCTATTTTGTACAATTCGCAGAGAGCCAAATCATATTGCTTTAAATACTCGCTTCTAAGGTCATTCACTCTTGCAACAATGTTCCCTATACTATCATTTACACAGTTTCCTTTTGGCATACCGTCCATACCAACAGCTTTTACAGTATACATATTTTCTTCAAGTTGTAATATTCTTTTTCTTATATCGTCAACTTCTCTTACTAAAGCTAAATATTTTTTTAAATCTTCTTTCTCCATGACACCCTCCTTGACAAACCTAAGCAACCCACTTATAATATTTTTGTACTTATCTAGGTTGTCCCTTTGGCTTGTTTGCCAGAGGGCTTTTTACTTTTACTTGTCGGAATTTCCGACAGGTTCAATTATTATCTTAATATCACTTTTGCTACTGCTATAATGCTAATATGTAACAGTAGCAATAATATTATATCTTTAATTATTTCAGCCATTTCCCATTTCCCATTACCATATCCCAACGTTCCCTTTTAGACTTAGATGAGTCGAAACCACTATATCCATAAAAAGCCTCTGGCATATAAATCGGATAACCGTCATCGTCTATGTTCACGTTCGAAAGATTAGGGAATTTTTCAAAAAAATCTTCTTTATAAGTTTTAATAGGGTGTTCATCGGACCATTCCTGAACTATAGCAATAGCTTTATCAGCATATGCTGCTTCATATACCCTGCACGATATATGCCTGTCATTACTGTTAAGTGCTAAAGGGCAAGTGTTACAACCTGTACACGATTCCGTCATTCTTGCTTTTTCATTTATATAATTTTCTGTAATGCTGCAATCAACTTTCATTTTTTAACCTCCTAATCTAAAATTAAATCCTAGGTTGTATGTATTCAACAAACAGCCTTGCAAATGTTATCGCTCTATTTGGATAGTCGTAACATATAAAACTATCTATATCTAAGTCAGCGAACAAGCCTTCATCATCATATTCATCAATTACATCATAAAAATCAAACTTT